TTTAAAGGAGAAACTAAATGGCGAATACAGACGCCCCATTTGGACTCCGCTATGTGCGTAATATGCAGGGGAATTATAATTCTTCTGGGCAGTCTCGTTATAGACTAACGACTTCTGCTACGACAAATACTACTAACGTTTATACGGGTGACATTGTCACTCAAAACACAGGCGGTATTGTAAGTCGTATTGCTAGAGCAGATAGTGGGTCCGCAACTTCCGACATTATTGTCGGAGTATTTAATGGTTGTTTCTATACAGATCCTACAACCAGTAAGCCTACATGGAGTAATTACTGGCCAGGAAATGCAGCAACAGATGCGATTGCTTTTATCTTTGATCATCCAATGGATGTTTTTGAAGTACAGGCAGATGCAGCATTTCCAATTGCAGATTTGTTTGGAAACTTTGATATTGTTGATAACAGTGGTACTGGTAATACAGATTCTGGATCCTCTTATATGGAACTAGATGTAAGTACTGGAGCTACTACCGCAACATTGCCATTAAAAGCCCTGGATATATCTGGTGACCCAGAGAATTCAGATGTAAGTTCAGCCAATACTAACGTGCTTATTACTATTCAGAATAGTCTGTTTGGTCAGAAGCAAGTTGGTCTAGCTTAAGGAGTTAATATATGGCTATTTCAAGAGCCCAATTAGCCAAAGAGCTAGAGCCTGGCCTCAATGCTTTATTTGGCATGGAATATGCTCGTTATGATAATGAGCATTCGGAAATCTATGAAACAGAGTCTTCTGATCGTGCATTCGAAGAAGAAGTTCTAATTGTAGGTTTTGGTGATGCGAAAGTTAAGACGGAAGGACAAGGTGTATCTTTTGATAACGCCTCTGAAGGCTTTACTGCTCGCTACACTCATGAAACCGTTGCGCTGGCCTTTGCGCTAACCGAGGAGGCAGTAGAAGATAATCTTTACGACCGCCTTGGCGCTCGATATACAAAGGCTTTAGCCCGAAGTATGGCGCACACTAAGCAAGTTAAAGCTGCTAATGTGCTTAATAATGCTTTTTCCAGCAGCTATACTGGTGGAGATGGAGTGTCTTTAATTAACACTTCTCACCCATTAGCTTATGGTGGAACTCTCGCGAATCGGGCAAGTACTATGGCCGATTTGAATGAGACTTCGCTTGAAAATGCATTGATCTCTATTTCAACTTTCGTTGATGATCGTAGCATGATCCTGGCCCTGCAAGGGACCAAGTTGATTGTTCCGCCTCAACTTCAGTTTGTAGTTGATCGCTTGCTTGAAACCCCAGGAAGAGTAGGTACGGCAGACAATGATATCAATGCCATTAAGAACATGGGACTGTTACCGCAAGGTTCTGCAGTTAACCATTTCTTGTCTGACACTGATGCATGGTTCTTGCTAACCGATTGCCCTGATGGGTTAAAGCACTTTGAAAGAAGCCCGATTTCAACTTCTATGGAAGGTGATTTCGATACTGGCAACGTTCGTTATAAGGCTCGGGAGCGTTATAGCTTCGGGTTTAGTAACCCACGCTGCGTATTTGGTTCACAAGGTGCATAAAAATAATGGGGGGAGTATTACTTCCCCCTAATTTTTTCTGGGAAAAAATAGCCCTAGCGACTGTCCCAGCAGACGCTTACGAAGACTCTAGGGCCAACCCTTTCGTAAGGAGGAAACCTAATGGCTCAGACGACTTTCGCTGGTCCGATTAGATCGCTTGCCGGTCTTATTAACGCTGGATACAGTGGTGTAGTTAGTTTAACGGCTAATACTACAATTACTGTAGCTGCTCATGCGGGTAGACCGCTTCTCTGTAATGATGCTGATGGCGTATTTACGCTGCCTAGTATTGTTGTCACGGAACCCACCGATAAAGGTGATCCGAGTCAGACAGCAAACTTAGGTGCTCAGTTTACTTTCATCGTCGTTACTGCTGCTACTGATATGGATATCAAAACAGACGGCACTGATAAATTTGTTGGTGGTTCATACACCGGTATTGATGACAGTGCGGCTGGGAAAAGTTTTATATCTGCTGCAGCCAATGATGTGATTACCCAGAACGGAACTACTAAAGGTGGTTTAGCTGGAAGTATTATTCGCATTACTGCTATCGCCAGTGCTAAATATCATGTTGAAGGGCAATTGCTCGGTTCAGGTACTTTAGCTACTCCTTTTGCTGACGCTTAATCCGGTTAACTAAGGAGATGAAAAATGGCAGATGCAGTAACATCACAAACGATTCAGGATAGTGAACGAAAAGCCGTACTTAAATATACCAATGTTAGCGATGGTACTGGTGAATCAGCAGTTGTTAAGGTTGATGTTTCGGCATTAGCGTCAAATACTGCAGGGACATCTTGCACCGGTGTTACCGTTGCTAAGATATGGTGGCAATGTGTTGGAATGGGCGTTGAACTTTTGTTTGACGCTACAGCCAATGTTCTCGTTATTGGCCTTTCGCCCGATAGCAATGGTTATCATAACTACTCTGATTTTACTGGAATACCAAATAATGCTGGTTCTGGTAAAACTGGAGATATTTTATTTACCACTATTGGGGCAAGTAGTACTGATACCTATACGGTTATCCTTGAGTTAATCAAGGAGTACTAATGGCCACTTCAGGCACAAGAGATTTTGAGCCAGATGTTGCGGAATATATCGAGGAAGCATTTGAACGATGCGGCCTCGAATTTCGCACAGGGTATGATGGGATTACCGCTCGGAGATCCCTTAATCTGCTTTTAGCTGACTGGGCTAACCGCGGCCTAAATCAATGGACAATTCAAAATAGCACTACTACTTTAACTGAAGGTGCTGAATCTATTGATCTTACGACTTCTACTATTGATGTTTTAGATGTTGTTATTCGGCGCACTGAAGGTACAACAACCACTGACATCCAAATGGCTCAGGTTAGTCGTTCTGCTTATTGGAACATTCCAAATAAAGCTACGAAATCCAGACCCAGTCAATGGTTTCTTGATAAACAAATTACACCAAAACTTTACATATGGCCAGCATCTGAAAATAGCACTGATCAATTATTAATTAATAGATTGATTAGAATTGAAGATGCTGATGCAAGTGTAAATACTATGGATATGCCATTTAGGTTTTATCCATGTTTAGCTGCAGGTCTTGCTTATTATATTGCTTTAAAGAAAGCACCTGAGCGGATTGAAATGCTTAAGTCTTTCTATGAAGAAGAATTTGCAAGAGCATCTGACCAGGATGAAAGTAGAGCATCTTTGTTTGTTGCTCCAAGCTTAAGAAATTATAGGAGAGCGTAATGGCTTATGCTTCTGGGAAGTATGCCATTGCAATATGTGACAGATGTGGATTTCGCTATAAATACACAGCACTTCGCAAAGAATGGACAGGATTTAGAGTTTGTAGTGAATGTTATGAACCTAAAGAAGCTCAATTAGAACCTCTTCCTCATGTTTCTGATCCCCAGGCTTTACGTTATCCTAGATCTCAGTCAAGCTTTACTTCAGGATTTGGGGTTGTTAGAACCATAGATCCTAATCAAATGATTACTTCTACTGGCGATTCTATTGGATCTGAATTTGAAGGATCTGAAGGAACTGGAGAAGTAGGAACTGTAACGGTGGTAACGACATGAGTTTTACATATGCAACTTTAAAAAGCGCAGTACAAGATTATTGCGAAACTTCTGAAACTACTTTTGTGAATGATCTTCCAGTTTTTATACAAGAAGCTGAAGAAAGAATACTTAAGAATGTAGAACTTCCAGTATTTAGAAGTAATGTTACTGGGACAGCAACAGCAGATAATCCTTATCTTTCTACTCCCAGTGATTTTTTAGCACCCTATAGCCTAGCTGTAATTGCTAGTAGTGTTTATACCTATCTTCTTTTTAAGCACGTTTCTTTCATTAGAGATTACACGCCTAATGCATCAACAACGGGTCTCCCTAAGTATTATGCCTTGTTTGATGATACTACATTTTTATTAGGTCCTACTCCCGATAATCCAAGCGCAGGTGTAGACTATACTTTTGAGCTTCATTATAAGTATAGACCGGCTTCTTTAACTGCAGGGGCTGAAGGAGGAACCACCTGGCTTTCAGATAATGCACCGGATGCTTTACTTTATGGGACGCTGGTGGAAGCTGCTACATTTTTAAAGGTCCCAGAAGAAGTAGGACAATATGAACAAAGATTCCAAATGGGCCTGGAAGGATTAAGGAAATTGGGAGCAGATTATGGATCTAAAGATGAATATAGATACGATATTTCAAGGGGTTAAATTTGTTTAATGTAGAAGTTAAAGCTACTGCTGGGTCTGTCAATGTGCAGACTACAGAAAATAGAGGAATGAATGCAGAAGAAATTGCTTTAAATGCAATTGAAAAAATAATTAATATTAGCGAGACAGCAGATCCGATTATAAAATCTCAAGCACACGATTTTAAAGAAAGAATGTATTGGGTGATTGTAATTGCATGTAATCAAGCTATAAAAAGTGATCGAACTACGTTGTATAATTTGTTTAAATCTAATGGTCATAAAGAAATGGCTGAAATATTGAGGACCTTATAATGGCTATTACACAAGCAATGTGCACTTCCTTTAAGCAAGAAATATTGCAAGGAATTCATAATTTTACGAGTGGTTCAGGTGGAGGAACGACGACGACTACTGGAAGTGGGAATGCTTTTAAAACTGCATTGTATACTTCTAGTGCAACAATGAGTGCTTCTACTACTGCTTATAGTGCAACTAATGAAATCTCTGGAACTGGCTATACAGCCGGTGGTGCAGCTTTAACTAATGTAACACCGACTACATCCAGCACTACAGCACTTACAGATTTTGCAGACCTTACCTGGAGTAGTTCTTCAATCACTGCACGAGGAGCCTTAATTTATAACTCCTCTACTGCTGCCGGATCGGCAAATAGAGGCGTGATTGTTTTAGATTTCGGGGCTGATAAGACATCTACAAGTGGAGATTTTACTATCTCATTCCCTGCTGCTGGTGCGAGTACTGCAATAATCAGGATTGCGTAGGATTAACATGTGGCTGACACCATTGTTGCATTTGAGGGATGGAATAGCTCAACCCATGGTTGGGGTGAAAGCACTTGGGGCGGAGATGTTAATGTCCCAGGAGCAACTGGTGCGGTTGGTTCGGTTACGATTTCGGCGGATGCGAATGTCTCTGTTACGGGTATTTCGGCAACGGGGTCTGTTGGCTCGGTTACTGTCTCTGCAGATGCAAATGTTTCGGTCACTGGCATATCGGCTAGTGGGGCAGTTGGATCGGTTACTGTTACGGGCACTGCAGTTGTTTCGCCCACGGGCATCAGTGCAACCAGTGCAGTCGGCTCAGTTACCATCTCGGCAGATGCGAATGTTACAGTTACAGGCGTTTCTGCGACAACTTCGGTTGGGTCAGTTACAATCACGGCAGGGGCGGTTGTTTCGCCTACCGGGATCAGTGCAACATCGGGTGTTGGCTCAGTTACAATTACTGGGACAGCGGTTGTCTCGCCTACCGGTGTTTCTGCAACTGCTTCTGAAGGATCTGTCAGTGTTGCTGCTAATGCTGATGTTCAAGTTACTGGAGTTAGTGCTGAAGGTGAGACAAGCAATGTTTTGGTCTGGGGTAAAATCATCCCTGGACAGGATGCAAATTGGAGTAGTATTAATGAAACTCAAACACCGAATTGGACAAATGTGGACGATAGTCAAACGCCAAGTTGGACAAATGTGGATGATAGTCAAACGCCAAGTTGGGAAGATATTTCAGACGCTCAAACGCCTGATTGGAAGGAGGTAGCTTAAATGGCAACTTATGTAAATGACCTGCGATTAAAAGAGATCGCTACCGGAGATGAATCGGGAACTTGGGGAACTTCCACCAATACCAACCTTGAGTTGATCGGGGAAGCATGGGGTAGTGGCTCTG